ATTGTGTCCGTTGTTGTTTCTCCTCAGAATTTATAAACTTTTTCAAAAGCTTCTTCATCAAACAACTCTGTCCAACTATCCTTTGATGCTTGATAAGCTTCTTTGAAAGCTGACTCATCATCAGCTTTTTCCAGCTTTTTAGCACGTTTTTCGAGATTCTGACCGATTGTTTTCATGCGTTTGATATTTTCATCATTTGCGACAAATTCAAGTTGAAATTCCCCGAAATCGACAGGAATGATATTGCTTAGTTTCTTAATTACGACCATTGTTTTTCTCCTTTTTCAAAAATAAAAAGGCGTGAATTATCACGCCTAAAATTATCCTGGTACTACAGCTGATTTCTTAGGTTTACGAGTCCAAACTACTTTAAATTTGATCGTTTCAAGCTCAGACGCTTCACCATCTCCGATTTCAATTTCAGAAAGACGGGCCAATCCCTCTTTTTGAGTTTTGCCATCAGACGAAACTTCCTTGTACCAAACAACGAGATCATCACCGACCTCATCTTCTTTGTCAGCAACAAAGTTTTGGGCTTTATCTGAGTAATCACGATGCCCTTCAAAAGTGCGTCCTCGTGTTTTAGAAATCACCATTTCTTCCTTGGTTCCGTCGCCGTCAAAGTATGCAGAGTCGTCTGTTTCTTCGTTATTTTCTGGTGAAGATGACTTCAGACCTTTAGCGAGCCAAAGATACTCTTCTGCGGTTGGTGGAGTGTCTGGAGTAGCTTCTTTGTAAGGTCCGATGTAGTGTTTTCGTAGTGCGTTTTTATTTTTTGGCATTATTCTTTCCTTTCGATTTCAAGATTTGCTGTCACGTCCAGCAAATAAGTGTAAAAGCCTTGTTCATCTAAATCGTTTAAGTACGGTTTCTTGACTTCAAGGCCTAAATAGTTATATGAATTGTTTTTGCTCGGTAATTCCAAGCCAATTTTTGATAAGGCAGTGTTAATCTGCCATAGTGTAGTATCAATTAATTTCTGGTCTTTTGACTTGATTGCAATCTCAAAAGGTAGGTCCACAATCTGTGTCCCTGCCATGTCCTCATCCACCACGTCTCCGCCAGGGAGAGGATAGACGACCAACCCCTCTTTCTCGTCTAAATATCCGTGTTTTGAAGGGATTTTGGTTTGAACGCTTTTGATATGCTCCAGCAAGACCTCTGAAAAATCATTTTCGTGCATTATTTAACTCCCATCGCTTTCAATCCGACTTCAGCCCAATTCTTAGCATATAGAGCTGAGGCCTTTTTATCCCATCTTGGACCAGTTCCAGGCGTTGGCCGTTGACTCAGCAACTTCTCCTTGTTAGCAAAGAAAAATCTTCTTTGTTTTTCTGAAAAGAAACCTTTCCGCTTCTTGCCATAGTAAAGCAATCGAGCGTAAGGCGTCGCATAGACAATCGAATCTTGTCGAACATGTCCGCTAGAACGTAGGTCTCCTCTTCGTTTTGGGACAAATCGCTCCATGTCCATCAGCATCTGGTTAGCAATAGCTAACTTTCCTTTTGCGAAATTCTCTGGAGATACTTTCTTCTCAACTCCTGAAAGGTCTATCTTTACATTAACACCGCCCATCAAATCACCTCGATTTCATAAGCTAGTAGCTTCTTGGTTAGAGGATGATATTGAGGGATGATGTTCTTAACAACGTAGCTGACGCCGTCCTCTTCGACAATGCCACCGATGAAACTTTTGTCGAGCTTCACAGGGCAATATCTGTGATACACAATCACGGTTGAAGAATTGGACTCGCTACGATGATTGCCTGTTCCAGAATGAGAAAAGGATCTATCGAATTTGCAAGGGGATAACAAAAGAGGGTCAGAGTAAGCCTCTTTCCCCCAATCGTCCTCACCAACGGGCTTCTTGATAGTCACTGAATCAGTTAGCATTCGTTTATCTATCATAATCAACCCTCGCTGAGCCAAATCCTGCCATCCTCAGCCAGTTTTCAGCGTCTCTCGATAGATTATACCTCTCTGCTAAAGAAAGCGAATTTGAGCCATTCTGAGAGTCTGAGCGATAGCTTATAGATGTCCGCCCGACTGACATGCTGGCAATAGATTGCTTGTCCTCTGCTGTCAGGACCCCAGAAGTGTCCAAATAAGCAATCTGAAAGGCTGTAGCTCGTTTAACTGCCTTCTTGCGAGCTGTATTGTCGCTATCAAAGCTATTTAGAGAATAGAAATCCCTGGTATAAGCATCGATAGCGAGTTCCGCTCGCTTTAAAAGCTTGTCAAAATCGCCCTCAACTTCAAATCCGAGCTTATCGAAATCCTCTTTAGTTAAGTAAGCCATCTAATCACCTCCTTAAAAGGTGGATGTCCCCACCTCAACTAGATCTTGCTTAGGCTCTTCAACGAGTTCGAAGCAATCTTCACCAATCACCTCATTAAACAGGCCATTGATTCGATTAGCTTCGTCTTGATCTAGCTCGTATTCTTGCCCTTTGTCAAAATGACGGTCAGACTTAGCTAGATAAGCGTTCAATTTTGCTTCAAATTTGGCCATTTAACACCTCCAATAGCTCGTCTTTGGTCTTGTTTGAATAGCCCTCAAACCCTCGCTCTTTAGCAAGAGCTTTCAACTCTGCCAAAGTCATGTCCGAAAGTGAATGAGTAGCCAAAATCTCTGAGATTTGGCCATCTTCAATCACTTCTTCAAATCCATCAGCGATTAGCTGAGCTTCAAGCAAGCTGCCTTCCTGCACGGTGTAGACTTGGTTTCCTTTTTCGTACTTACGCATTTTCTACCTCCTTATTAAGCAGATTTGTGAGAAACATAGACCCCGTCTTGTTTTGATTGCAAGACGAAAAGATCATGATACAAACGGTTTTGATACAAGTATCCGTCACCTTCTGTGTGTTGGCCAGGAGCGAAAAGATAGATTGAGTTGAACTTAGCCTTGGCAATTACTGCTGGCTTAGCAACGATCAAGAAGTTAATGTTTTTACCGTCTGAAGCCTTAACAAAGCCTTCAGTGAAGTCAAACTTAGTCTTGAAGCGTGCATCGTCCCAAACTTCGATAAGCTGAACTCCGTCAAGTGAAGTGACACGAGTATCAATTCCTTGAGGCGACGTAGTAGCGATTGAGCGTGTGAACTCTTTAGAGCGTTCCAAGAAATCCATAACCTCACTAGAAACATACATAACGATGTTTTGAGCGCCATATTTACGAACGGGCAAAAGAGCAGCTTTCAATTTTGTGTAGATGTTCACTTCTGACAGGTCATCTTCAGACTTGAAGTGACTGTTTGTGATAGCTTCTGTAGCAATTTTAGAGAAGCGATAAGCATCGACTTCTGGAGTTGCGTGTTCAGTGATGAATGTGTTAGATACATTAGCAGCTGAAAGTTCTTGGTTGGTTTCGTCTACGTCTGCAGCGTCTACGAAGAACTCGACATCACGGTCAAATCCGAGGGTGTAAACTTTCTTGTCGTTTGAAACTGTACCAGCGTTGTAGCCTTTAGAGCGAGTATGCGCCTTGTAGCCAGTAACTGAAATTGTAGGCAACTCGAAAGACTTAGCGCCCAACCAGTTTACTTGTGGCGTTTCCAAAATACTTGTAAGTGCGCCTTGCATCAATTTCTTTTCAAAGGTGCCTTCATGTTTGGTGATGTAGTTAATTGTCATTGATCATTCTCCTGTTAATTATTTAGTCCGAGAGCCTTCAAAAAGGCGTCTTCTTGGTTCATTCCAGCCGTCGGATTTCCTCCGGCCGAAAATGTCGGCTTTTTCTCCTCGGCTTGCTCTGTGCGACCGAACTGAGGATATTTCTGCAACACTTGACCAATAGCGTCCTCAATAGACACCTCATCGGATACCAAGCGAGCAGATAGAGTGATGACATCGTCCACAGATTCGGCATTTACTCCCAAAGTCAGAGCTGATAGTTTCGCTTCCAGGTTCTTCTTGTCTGACAAAACCTGCTCCAGTTCTTTTTCTTTAGTAGCAAGCGCTTCTGACTGTTTCTCAGCCTCGCTCTTTTGCGAGTCCTTCCACTCTTTGAGTTGTTGAAGTCCTTCCTTGGCACTCTTGATATCCTCAAACCCTAGGCTTTTGAAGATTTTCTCTTGTGCTTTCTTGGACTCTTTAGCTACAAGGCCAGTCACTTCTTCCTGAGTGAATGTCTTGATAGGTTGCTCTTGAGTTTGTGACTCGATGTTTTCTCCAGCGTTAACTGGCTGGTCAGTTGTTTGAATGTCTTCTGCCATTCTTCTATCCTCCTAAAATTAGGTATTATCTTCCGTTCTTTAC